CGTTGTGATGAAATTTTCAAACTAATGAAGTGGGAGAATCATAAAGACCATGTAGGTTTTGATTGGCTAAAAGAAGGAATTTATTTAGATGATATTCAAAAATACAAAGACAACTGTAAAATGTCTGTGATGGACGAACTAGAAAATATTGGTGGGATTATTGCTAAATCAGAAGAAGAAATGGAAAGAAAAGGACTCTCTTGGTTTGCTAAAGGAGATAACCCCAAGAAATTCTTGTTAGATAAAGACGGTGTTCGCCATGCCGCAGGTGTAGCAGTTTACAAAGGAGATAAGATTCTAATTGTTGAGCGTTCTCCTGAAGAAGATACAATGATAGGTCTTTGGGAATTTGCAGGTGGTAAAATAGAAGAACTTGATGAGTTTAATGAAGATGGAACTCCTGATGCTGAAAAAGTCTGTATGATTGAAGCAGGTGAAGAACTAGGATTATTCAAGAAACCCTCTTCTAAAGTAGGCGTTCACTTTGATAAGAATATGACTCCACCAAAGAAATATCACTGCTTTAGAGTAGATGTAGAAGAAGAATGGAATCCTACATTATCTTTTGAGCATAGTGATTACAAGTGGATAACCATTGAAGAACTAAAAGCATACCCCGATAATCAAATGAGCCACCATGTTAGGTTCTTAGCGAGCAAGTTGTGAGTATAATGGATATAGAAATTTATGAAGTTGGGCCGAGAGATGGCCTACAGAATAGTAAATTCTCTATGTCTACAAATAATAAAATTAGTTTGATTAAGGAACTATACTATGCAGGTTTAGAAGATATGGAGATTGCTTCATTTGTTCACCCTAAGAGAGTTCCTAATATGGCTGATGCAGAAAAAGTCTTTGAAGCCACAGAAGATTTAGGCGACTTTGGAGTTCTTATTCCTAACAAGAAAGGATTTGATAGAGCAACAGAAGTAGGAGCAAAAAAGATGAATGTATTTTTTTCTGTTTCTAAGGAATTCAATAAAAGAAATCTTAACATGAGCCTACAAGATAAGTTTGAAGAATTAGATGAAATGCTAATAGACATAGATAGAAAAAATGTAAGAGCATATATTTCCTGTGCTTTCGGTTGTCCTTTTGAAGGCAAACCACAAGAACATTCTCTCAAAGATGCTATGTTAAAAGCAGACTACTTGGCTGAAACAGTTGTATTATGTGATACAATAGGAGTCGCACACCCTACACAAATGGTTCAGACTCTAGAATTAACTAGAGGATTGAATGCTGATATTGCTTTACATCTTCATGAGAATCCAAAGATAAGAAGAAATATTTTTGATAATGTAAAAGTGGCGGCTGAATGGGGAATCACTAAATTTGATTCAAGCATTAATGGATTAGGGGGTTGTCCTTTCATACCTAATAGTGGCAGTAATCTTTCTACTAATCAATTAATTCATTGGGCGGATAATAATGGATATGAAACTAATGTGGATATAAGCAGTTTAGATTATGCTACTCAGTTAGTTAGAAACTTAGAGCGTGGCGTTGCCGTTCCCGAAGCATTCATAACAGAAGCCAAGCCTGTTGCGGAATAGGGGTGTTAGTCTATGGTTGAGGAAAGAAGACGATTTAGCGTAAGAAACCTGTTTAGGCGTTCTACTCCCAAACCTGCCGATAGAAAAATCTTCAACATAGGCATTCAGGAAAGGCAACAAGCAAACCTAATGACTGCTCCGATTATCTATCATTTAGTTAATCAGTCTGTTATTGCTAGGACTTGTATTACTCAACTTAAACAGGAAATTTTCCGTAGAGGATATGTTTGGGAAAAGGCATACGAAGCAAGATGTAATAATTGTGGAAAGGAACACCAAAGGCCTGTTTCGGAATGTTCTAGATGTGGTTCTACTGACTTAAGAACTCCTGATGTAAAGCAACTAGAATATGCTGAAAAATTTATAGAGGGTTATGTCAATAAGGCTGAACAACTATTCATTGATGTTCTTAGAGAACTTGAAGATGATTTGAATATCATGGACGATGCCTATATTGTTCTAGTCAAAGAATATTTTATTGATGGTAATGGTAAAATTAGAATGCATAGAATCAAGGAAGTCTATAGAGGCGACCCCGTGACAATGGCTATTTACACCGATGAGTTAGGACAAAGAGGAACAAAGGGATTTACTTGTGTCAATCATAGAGGTATGTTATCAACAGAACCTCATGATAACTGCGAAGAATGCGGGGCAAATCTATTTCCTGTTCATTATGTAAATAGAGTAAATGGCCAAGACCAATACTTCCTCAAGGGAGAAGTCTTACATTTTAGTAAATATAATCCTTCTAGATTGTATGGTCTTTCTCCAATTATTACTCTTTACAATAACATAATGACACTAATTGCTATGGAGAATTATGTCAATTCTTCATACACAAAGAGTCGTATGCCAAAGGGATTGTTGGCTGTTCAAACTCGCAACATGGAATCCATGAAATCTTTTTGGAGAGCAGTTAAAGAAAAGATGGAACAAGACCCGCACTTTATTCCTGTTATGGGTATTGAAGCCGAGAACGGTAAGGGTGCAGTTGAATGGATTAAGTTCATGGATAGTCTAAAAGAAATGGATTATGTTTCTGTTAAAGATGATTTAAGAGATAGGATTTCAGCGTTTTATGGTGTAAGTAAAGTCTTCATGGCTGATAATACTACAAGCGGTGGATTAAACAATGAAGGTATGCAAATTCTTGTCACCAATAGAGCCGTTCAAATGGCACAAAATGTTTACAATAATTATGTATTCCCATTCCTAATTAAGCAATTTGGAATTACTGATTGGAACTTAAAACTCCCACCAAGCGAAGAAGAAGATGAAATAGCGGTATTAAGAAAGAGAGAGATTGAAGTTAATATTGCGGCTTCTACTAAAAATTTAGGATTTGAAGTTGATATGGACGAAGATGGCCAATTTACTTTTAAGAAACCTGAACCACAAGAACCAAAAGAAGGCGAATCTTCTCAAGAAGGGGAAAAAGTTGAATTAGACCCATACGCAGGAACTAATATAGACGCATCTCAAATGGGTCAAATGCAAGAACAAATGATGAGCAAACCACAAGCAAATCCAGCAACAACAAGAAATAAACCATCTATGAATCAAGGGCCGGATAAAAGATTAACAGGATTACCACTAGAAGCAGGAAATCAAAATAATGACAAAAGAACAGAAAGGAGAGTCGGTTAATATGACAGAAGACAGTAGACAAAAAGAAATTAGACTAAGAAAAGAATTAGCGCAAGTCAAGGCACTTAACGCAAATAAAGATTCAAAAGTAAGAAAAACAAAGGATATGTCATTGGGAGGATTACCTCCTGATACTTCTCATAAAGCAATTCCATCAACTGCTAGTCCTGATGTAGTTTTACTTCCTCCTATGAAAAGAAAGAAGAAAGAGAACATTCCATTTTAAGGTGATTAAATGTTATTTGAATTATCTAAAAATAAATCCTTGAAGGCTATTCTTTTGAAGGCTGATTTAGATAATGATACTATGGCATTAGTTAAATCAGATGCATCTATTTCTGAAATAAAAGATTCTCTTATAGAAAACATTAGCCCTGAAAATATTGTTTCTTACAGGAAATATATTGCTAAAGCAGAAGATGAATTTAGAGAAGAAGAAGAACTTGATGCTGAAAGAGCAGAACAAATGTCAGAAGCGGAACAAGCCGCACAAAATCCAGAAGAAAGAGAAAGAGATGATACTTCTGCTGAACAAGCAGGAGATTTGTCTGCTGACTTAGAAGATAAACCAAAAACTAGAACTTCTAAAGATAAAGAATATTCTAAATTCAATAGAGAAATAAAAAAGATTGAGAAGTATCTAAAGGCTACAAAGGCTATGGTAGAGAATGTTCAAGGAAGAAGGGATAATGAAGAACCATCAGGATATTCCTTTGAAGGACAAAACGCATACGCTAATACTTTTAACTCACAGGCGGAATCCAATTCTTATCTTAATCTAATGAAACTTCTTGAGAAAGAACCTACTTATCTATCTAATAAATATAGAAAGCACTACAATGCCGCAGGTAATTTCATGATAAATGCTACTTCTGACAAAGAAGGCTCAGGTAGAGAAATCAATATTTCTGAATTAACTCAAGAGTTGATAAATACATATGATGCTAATTTGACAGGTTCAGATATGACACTCAAACAGGCTTTTATTCGCTTACATACTAATACATGGAAGAGGCAACCTACCGCATACAAAAATATTGGAAGATACAAAAAGGATATTCAAAGGGCTATTGCTAGAGTAAGAGATATGCCTATTCCTGATGAAGACCAAGAAAAAGCAGTTAAGACTCTCAATAGAATAAGAAAGCATACTGATAGTTTAGTCCCTAAATTGGAATACATTGGAGAAGTTATTATTGAATTAGAATCCATACAAGAACAAGGGGAAGAAAAAATAATTGCTAGAAAGGTGCAAAAACTTGTTGATGCTGTTAAAACACTAAGCGAAACTAAGGTTTCTAATATACAAGAAGACTCCGAACTAGGTAAAAAACTTAGAGCAATCAATCAAGATTTAATTGATATTAGAAATAATCCTAGTAAATATATTGAAGAAGCCACTAGAGAATTAGCGGAAGATATTGATATTGAAAGAGTCAAACTTGAAAAGGTCATTGGAGAAATTGATAGAGTTGTTCAATATCAGCCTGAACTACAAAGACTTACTGAATTATTTTATAGAATGTCTAGAAGGTCTACAAGACCCGAAGGAAATACTCTTGCTGAAAGAAGACAAATTAAGGAATTAGTAGAAAGAAGGGATAGTCAAGTCAAAAGATATTTTCAAAGAGTAGTTAGGTATCTAAATACCATTGATACTAAAACAAAGAAAATGTCAAGCATTATTGATACTCTTGATGAAAGAGAAGCGGAAGAATTCATGGATTGGATTAGCGGTGAAGCAGGACAAAGACCTGCTAGAACAACTCAAATAGCGATTGAAGGAATTGAACTAATAGAAGGGCTAGATACTTTCAATAATAGTGATATTAGAACTCTTGATAGGCTAGGAGCAGAAATAGAAACTGCCTATGAAAATGTTGAACAATTTACAAATTCTTTAGAAAGAGAAATGGGAAGACAAATTATTCGTGATGATAGAACAGACGAATATAGACTAGTGGAGGGAAGAAGATGACATGGGATTTTTATGAAGATGGAAGAGAAATTTCTTTCAAGAAAGAAGACAAAGCCCCTAAAGAAATACTAGATTCTTTAGATGCAAAGCAAAAAAAGCGGCTAAAGAAAACACTTCAAGCATCTGAACCCACAGAATTTTTTGGTCAAGACTTTACTAAACTAGGAGAACTTATCTCTATGATGAAAGATTTAGACTTGACTAAATCAGATAAGAAACTAAACAAAAAGATGAAGTCTATGGACGAGCGCAACATTGATATTGTCGCTACGGCTACGAAACTTCGTAAGGAGTATGAATTACTTTACCGTCAATTATATGATTTAGTATATCCAAAGAAAAAGAAGTGATATTTATGACAGAAGAAAAAACGATTAATGAAGAAATGCTTGAGATTGTAAAGGCTTTGTCCGATAAGGTTGAAGCATTAGAGAAGATGATGTATGCTAAAGATAGCCTACTAATGAAAGCAGGTTTGGTAGTGGCTGAAAGCCCAACTCCATCAATGGATAATTCTAGTGGTGGAATTACTGATGTATCTAATATGGATTGGTCTGAAATTCATAAGATGGTAGAAAGAGCAGGAGGAAACTAATATGCCTGAAAGAGTAACGAAAGAAGAAAGAATCATTAGCATGGTTATTGAAAAAGCAAGAGAGGCAAAAGAGATTCTATACCAATCAATGTATGATGGTAATGTTTTCCCTATGGAAGATGAAAGCGAAGCCGTAAAGGTAAAGCGTCCAAAGGCTGAAAACGATAAAATCAAAATCAAAAACAATGAAGGCACTCATTCAGGCTATGGTCTAGCAGGTGAAGTAACTGAATTTAAGAAAGCAGTTGCTATTCTAAAACAAATCCTAGAATCCGATTATGATGATAACCCTGTATTGAATAGAGAAAGGGCTGATAAAGCAAAGAAAGAAATGGAGTCTGCATTAAAAGAATTAGATATGATGCGACAAGACTACGAACAAGGTAAATTAGATGAAGTTAAGTTTATTCAAGGAGCGCAAGAAAGACTCCGTGAAGCAACAAAGAATATGCAAATCACAGAAGATGCAAAAAACAAACCTGTTCCACTTCTTCCAAAGACTCAACAATACCGCTAAGTAGGTGGTATCGTTGAAGTTGGCTAATATTGAAAAAGACAAAATGCCCTCAGAAGAAATTTTGAGGCTATTTGAAAAAACAAGAGTAGCCTATCTTTCTGCTAGAACAGACCCCGAAGAATACGGGGGTCGTTGGAGAAATGCAGTTGAAATGATTAGAGAATCTTATGGTGAATTAGATGCCGCAGGTAAAGAAATGAAAAATTTCATTGACGAAGACCTTGTAGATTCTAAAGAAGCAAAAGACCCTAAAAGCCCACAGGCTAAGTCATTATATGAGGGAATTAAAACTCTAAGGTATAAATCAGATTTAGTTGAAGACCCATTCGCTAAAAGATTTAAAGGGAGTGTCTTAGAGGAATTAATGTCTAATCCAGAAACGATGATGAAATTCGTGCATTATGCTTTAAGAAACGATAATAAAGCACTTTCTCCTGAACTATTAGCAATCAAAGACATAGAAAAAGACGATATTACGGAGGGTCTTGAGGGTCTTGACCTAGAATCGGACGATATTTCCCTCTACATTATTGAGCATTATGGAGATGGAAAAGACTCAAAGAAGGTTGAGAAGAAAGTCAAGGCCGCTATGGAAATGCTTGACCTCTTGCTTTTGTCAAGGCATAGTGAAGAATATGTTGAGGACTTGAAAGACATTGAACAGAAGTCCGACTTCCAAAAGACCGACAAGAAAAAGGCTGAATCTGATTTTATTATTCCTAACAAACCAATGTATCGTATCTTTGACATAGAAGATATGAAAGAATTGAAAGGATTTAGTGGGACTTGGATTGTTCAAGAAAAATACGATGGAATGAGAATTCAACTACATAAGATAGACAACAATATCAAAGTGTTTTCCTATAATGAAAAAGACATTACAGACAAATGTAAAGAACAAGTTGAAGAACTAAAAGAAAAGAAATATGGAGATTGTATTCTTGACGGTGAATTGATTTTGTTTGATGGTGATGAGCCATTACATAGAGCAGATACTATTGCTCATGTGTTTAAAGGAAAATATCCTGATGCTAAACTAAGGTGTCATGTGTTTGATATTATGCGACATAATGATGAAAACTTATTAGATGAACCACTAGAAAAAAGAATCACTACTCTCTTTAACAATTATTCTTCTCATTCTACTGATGCTATCAATTTCCCCTCTAAGAAAGATACAAGAGAAGCCGATAATCTAGAAGACATTGAAGAATATTCTAAGAAGATAATGGAGATGCCTACTTCTGAAGGTGTAGTTATCAAAGATATTACTTCTACTTACTATGTCGGAACTAGAAAGAATCCAAAGTGGGTTAAGTGGAAGAAGTTTGTAGATTTAGATGTAGTTGTCTTAGATAAGAAAAAGACCAAGAGTAATTTATTTTCTTATACTGTCGGTGTTGATATTGGAGCAACAGATAAAGAAGGAAAATACATCAAAGAAGTAGATGGTAAAAAATTCATGGAAGTGGGTAAGGCACTGAATACTAAAATTAATGTTGATGTGGGCGATATTATTAGAGTTAAGGTTGATGAAGTAAAAAGAACAGGAGATAGATATACTTTGTATTCAGCAAAAGTTATAGAAGTTCCTGAAGTTGATATGCCTGATAAAGAAATAACACTAGAGTTGCTTTCACAAGATACAAAGAAATCACTCAACTACGATGTTAAAGCATTAGAAAAAGGAATATCTATCACAGATTATATTCATGGGGAAACTAATATTATCATAAAGTCAGACATGGACGGGTTCACTATCTATGGGTTTGAGAAAGATAACCTAATGTCAAAGAATGCTCTCAAGGATTTAGATATGTGGAAGTCTAAGGCCGAAGAAATCATGAAGACAAAACAATCTGAACTAACTGTTGCTATCTTTAATCTATTAAGAGATAAAAATGGTTTAACTCCAAAAGCCCTACATAATCTACTAGTCAAAGAAAGACCATCATTGTATGAAGATGTATTGGAATCAGAATATTCTAAACTAAAAGAGTGGGCTGAAAATAGAGAAGGTATTTCGTTTGATGATAATAAGTTAATCGCTGATAGTGATAAGATATATCAGGAAGATGAAATTAAAAAATACAAAACTCCTGATGAATACAGAAAGGGCGAATTCAAGATTTACGCTAGAAAAGACGACCTAATCAACATAGTCATGAAGTTAGGTGATGAAACTATTAATTGGTTAGTTGATATTGAAAGTGATGAAGAGTTGTTTGATTTGTTTGGTAAAGCAGGTAAATATCCTGCTCAAGTAGCAAACAACTTTGAAAGAGAAAAGGTGATTGATAGCGGAGAAGTTGAATTAGGTGTTCAAAGGCATGGCTATCATGAATACTTCCTTAAAGGAAATAAGTTTGAAACTAAACTGCATATCCGTGTAGTTCCTGTTAAAGGCCAAAAGATGTGGTTGGCTTGGACGGGATATAAGCAAGAACCTGCTGATAAAGAATCAGATAAAGGAGTATGGAACATATATGAAGATAGGTTCAAGGATAAGGAAATACCGTCTAATTAGTGTGTTCTTTATATAGTGGAATTGTAAAGGGAGAGTTGAGGAGAATGGTTTCTGCGGTAATGGCAACAACAACCAATGATTTCAGAATCCTGAAAAGCCAAGATAATCTGATGATTGGGGGATATGCAAGCATAGAGATTGTTGATAAGCAAAATGATTTAATCACACTTAAAGCACTACAAGAAGCAGTAATAAAATACATGGAGAACCCTAAATTTAGAAATGTAATGACAAACCACTCAAATGTTCAAGTCGGGGAAGTAGTAGAATCATATAGAGATAAAAATGGAAAAATATGGAAAACCGAAGTAGATGATGTGGGATTCTTTGTAGTAATTAAATTAAGAGATGATATAGAAAAAGCCAAAGAAATAGGAAGAGGCGTAAGAAAAGGTTCATTGAGGAGTTTTAGCATTGGAGGACAGGCAATACAGAAAGTAAAGAAAAGCCACCCTGAACTAGGACAATACAATGAAATAAGCAAACTAGAATTACATGAGGTTACAATCTGTGAAAAAGGAATCAATCCCGAAGCAAAGTTTGACATTTTAAAGCAAGACAAAAAAGAAGTGAGCAATATGAGTAAAATTGAGAAAGCACTAGAAGAGTTAGATGCGCTAATGGCGGAAGTCAATACTCTTCGCAAAGAAGAAGAAGAAAAAGGCGAATATATGGATATGCCCGAAGAAGAAAAAATGGGCGATATGCACGAAAAAGAAGACGAAGAAGAAAAGGGCGGCTACTCCGATGAGGAAAACAAAGCAGTTGTTTCTACTCTAGACGGAGCAGGTGTTGAAATTGGAGAACCTGCTGATAGAGTAATCATTGAAAATGGAAACCCAAAGGCATCTGATTTGCCTGTTGTTAAAGCATTTGACAACAACGAATTGGAAACTCTTGACTTGTCCGTTGGAAACATTGAGAAGGCTTACGAGGCTTTCCGCCAAGAACAACTAGAAAAGTTGGCATACGACAACCTACAAAAGCAATTTGAAGCCCGATTTGCACAAGAAGTTTCTCATAAAGAGAATGTTCTCGCAAAGGCTCAATATGATGCACAAAGCGAAATTGCTTCTCTAAAGGAAGAATTTACTGCACTACGCAAGTCTTTGACTGCTGAAAAGGAAACAATCCTAAAGGCTCAAGAAGACGCACAAATTTCTCTACCGTCTATGGACGAATTGGCCGAAATGGATTGGTCAGATATTCATAAGATGGCCGGAGGATTTAATTGAAGGTGATATTATGAGTTATGTAAACACAATAGCAGATTTAGAAGCAAGAACTTACGGATTGACAGGTGCAACAGGTTTTAACAATCAATTGTTGAAGTCTAATGGCGCAATTGCAGGACTTCATGCGGGTCATGCAGGTCAATCAGCAGGAGCAGATTTGGGAACAGGCACTACTGCCGCAAATGTAAATGCTCTTTACAACAAGATTTACGGCCAAAAAGTTTGGTCTATGCTAAATAGAGAGTGTAATGCTCTTTCAATTATTTCAAAGAGGCCATATACTTCTAGCGGTTGGAGAATTATGACTTCTCGCCCTACAGGTGGAAGCGGTAATTTCCTAGCAGTTTCAGGAAATGCTGACAATACAGACGGTGATGGTGTTGCTTTAGCGGCAGGAACAGGAGCAGGTCAAATTGGAGGAACAACTCCTAGAGCAGATGGTATTGGTGGTGTTCCTGAAAACGCTAAACTTGATACTGTTGCTGATGGTCTAGTTTCTCTTGCACCTGAATATGACACACTATTTACAAGCCCAAAAATTATTGCACATCAATTTGATTTCAGCGAATTGGCTATGGAAATGGCGGCAATTGATGATGGAATTGGCGATATTAGAGCGCAAATGCGTGAAGATATGGGTAAGCACCATGCAGAAGTTCAGAACAAGATGCTAGTTATGCCTTTAGAATTTTATATTGGTGTTGATGGTGGAAGCACATCTCTAGCAAATCTAGATAGAGGATATACTTCTCTATTGAAGGTTGTTTCTTCAAATGCTGAAATAACTGCTATGGCTACTGATGAACTGTATACAGGTGGAACTGCGGGTCAAACAGTTGATGACGCAGTAGGAGATACTATGAAAACTCTTTACGGTAAGGAAAGAGGAGCAACCACAGGTTATCTAGATTCTCAAGTAGACTTTGGAGCAGATTATACTGCCGGAAGCCAAGCGGATTTAACTCTAGCAAAGATTAACAAAATGCTAAGACTACTCCGTGAATCTGGTGGTTCACCAAAGGTTATTCTAACAGGATATGATACTATTCAAGCACTCGCTGACCTACTACAGGCTCAAGAGAGATTCATGGATAGAAAGGAAATTGTCCCTACCGTTAATGGTGTTAGAGGAACAAAAGGTCAAGAAGTCGGATTTAGAGTTTCAACTTACTACGACATTCCTTTGATTCCTGTATCGGCTATGAGCCAAACAGGACAAGGAACTGCCACTAAACTAAGTGATATGCTATTCCTTGATACAGACCATTTGTGGCTATCTGTTATGAAACCAACTCAATACTTTGAAGATGGTATTAGCAACGGAAACCCATTCGGTGTCGGCACTCTAGGAAACAAGGCTCTTTACAGAACAATTGCGGAAGTTGGTTGTTCTTACTTCAAGGGTCAAGGTAAGATTACTAACCTAAAGTGAGGCTTTCAAATGGTTTCTGTGATTGTAGCAGAAAGCGCAACCATTGAATATACGGAAACTCCTGCGGGAAGGATTACAAAAAATCGTTCCCAAAGGGTTTCTGTTCAATGGGCTTTACCTAGATTGAATAGTGTTGATGTAATGTTTACATTTGAGGAATCAGATAGAGAAGCATTAAACGCATTAACACCTAATCAACTACAGTTAGCCACTAAAACAACGGGTAAGGATATTTCCACACACGCTGAATTAGAGGCATTGTTGCTTCCTGCTAAGAAAAAGGCAAAGCCAAAACCAAAGGCCGCAAAACCAAAAACAACTAAGTCTGAACCTAAAACCCCTCAAAAAGAGGAATAAGGTTAAGAAGTAGTTGCAGGTTTGAAGGTTTGACGGAGGAATGTCTATGGTTGGTTGTAGAAGTAGTGGTCTAATAACAGGCGCAACTGAGGTAGTTGTTTCAGGACAGATAAAACTAATTTCTGTTCACGGGGCAAATGATACCAATGCGGCAATAACGGCTTCTATTTATGATAATACTTCGGCATCAGGAAAAATAGTTGCTAGACTAACAGTTCCCGCTAATAGTAGTATGGAATTTGATATGCATGGAGTCCTATGTAAATTAGGACTTACAGCAGTTGTTCCTGCTGACCTAGACATTACCGTTGAATATATTTGAGGTTTTTAATATGGCCGTCTTAAGCCAAGATACTAGACTAGTTATGACTATATTGTTCGTAGGAGCATTAAGCGGAGCAAATGTATTTGCTTATGCTCAATTCGGAACAGGATTCCCTTATGGCCCAATGGCGCATTCATTCCTATTTGGTTTAGGAACGATTGGTGCAATTATGGTTATGAAGGCATTGTTTGATTTAGCACTCAACGATAAGATAGAAATGTGGCTACTTGATAGAAAGATAGCGGCATTTTGGGAAAGAAAGGCTAGAGATGAACAACAACGCCAAAAGATGCGTGAAAGTGCTAGACAATACAATACTAGTTTTTACGCACCACCAACGCAAGAAGATGAAAATACCGTTGGTAATGAGTTTTTAGCCGCCCTACAGTAAGGGGTTGGTTAAGTGGTGGTTAGCGACCTACTAGGGTTTTCTGATTCTGATTATGCATATAATCAATCTAGAGCGCATTCTGCTGATATTTTCTTTTTGAAAATGAGAGCGTGGTTTTGGGGAGGATTCTCTACACTTGCTATGTTTCTAATTGGAAACATTATGGGAGTCTTTGACATTAACATAATGGGTTGGATTATTGACGCAGTAAAGGGGTTATGGGGGCATTGAATTGTCCTTAATGACAGGCTTTGCTATATTAGTCGGTGAAGCAATAATTGGTTTTTGGAAGAAAGTTCATGCTATTAATTTTGGAGTCTATGGTGCAACAATGGTTGGTAAAACAACATTAAGTCATCAATTAAGAACAAGAGGAGAAGTTCCTACTATTCAAGAAAGAACGGTAGGATTACACAGGGCTTCAAGAAAAAATGTTAAAATAGATGGCGACTCCCATACGATTAAGAGTGCTGATATTGGAGGAGAAGCAGTTTATTGGAAAGAATGGGTAAAAGATATGCAAGGGCGTAAAGTCAAATATGTTATTTTTATGATAGACCATAGACATTTAGATAATGAAGCAAATCTAGACCATCAAGTAGCGTGGAAATTTTTAGTAGATACAATATGTGCAAATAATTGGCCAACAGGTAGAAGAAAAAAAGAAGCGGATTATCCAATGGCAGTAGGAATATGGGCTAACAAATTTGACATATGGGGAGAAAAATATCCATTAGAAGAAGGAGAATCAATAGAGAAGCATAAGATTTTTGCACCTTTTACATACGGAATGCGACAATTAAACGACAAAGGAATACCATGTTTCAAGTATATAGTATCAGCAAAATCAGACCCCGAAATGGTATATAGAGGCGTAATGACGATGATAAAAGATTATTGAGGAATGAAAGATGTATCAGCAACCGAATATTATAGGACAAAGCACACCTAACCCTGCTCTTGCTTATGGAATGACACCATTACAAATGGCTAGAGCAAGTGGTATAGTTCAGGAATACAAGTTTATGGCTATCAAGCCTAAGAAGCAACAGAAAGAATTGATTAGAGTTTTGAAAGCAGAACCTAAGAAGTTGCTTTTCATTAAGTATGGAAAGAAATTCAATCTAAAAGATAGATGCGTAGTTTGCGGAATGCATCATGTATGGGAACAAGGAGATTACATGAGGCCACCTATTCCTTTAGATGGAGTAGTAAAAGGTAGACCTTTAATGGGAACATACTGCCCTAAACACGCTGCTCATTTTATGCAACTAGAAATGCTACAACAACAGATACTAGCAGATAAACATGGATTAGAGTTTAAGCGATTTATTCCTAAAACACCTAAGATATTGAAAAGTGGCCCAATTAAGAATTTAAGCAAAGAAGATATTATATCTCTAACTGCGGCAGGTTATTTTATTAAGCCACCCACATTAGGAGATAATAGGTCAGCCACTAACGAAGCAATAGAAATTGTTGGGGAGATTAATATATTAACAGATAGACTAAATTTTCTTATGATTAATCAAGGCGTAAAACCTCAAAATACCGATAACAAAAAGGTAAAAGAAACTAAAGAAGAAGAAGTGGAGGAGTAAATATGGGACTATTAGGAACAAGTAATGGAACAGTTTTGGGCGCAGTTCAAGCACAAGGCGACCAACAATTCAAATCAATGAATAATCTATTGTCTTTACAGGAAAACCATGTAGAAGAATTCTTCCAATATCATGGTGAAATGTTCCTTAATGCTCTAGAAAAACTCATGGAAGATGTTATTGAAAGAGTAGTTTCACAGATGCTAGGTAAACTACAATTTACTCAATCAGGAAATACTATCTCAATTAATGCTGATGCTATGAGAGAATTTGAGAGAATTACTCAAGAAAATATTGATTTAGATATTCAAAAGATTCTAGGTGCGGCTATCAATACAGAAGTAGTAATGCAAAGAAAGATGGCTAAACAACAATATCTAGAATCTCAAGGATTTAGTGGCGGAATGGCTCAACCAACCGCAGGTGCGGCAATTGCAGGACTAACAGGTAATATGCAACAATACAATCAAATGCAGGGTGCTATGAATAATGGTAGTGGTTATCCTATTCCTCCTAGTGGAACAGATGGTTATGGTCGTCCATATTGGATAGATGCTCAAGGCCAAATGTCTTACGAACCTCCACAAAGCGGATTAGGTTTAGGTAGTGCCATACAGAAAGGTGCGGCTTGGGCTAAATGGCTAATGTGAAGGTGAGTAGTTTTGGAGGACATATCGTTTGAATGGGGAACAATCCCTAAATCTTTACCTGCGGATAAAGAAGAACTTAAGCAACAATTAGAACAATATCTAATTCCTGCTCAAGGAACAAAATCAAACGAAAGATTCCTAACAAATCTAAGAATAGCAAAAAGGTCTGCTAGAAGAAAAGACCAAGAAGATTTGCTTATGCAACATATAGATGCTATGTTTGATGAAGTAATGTCAGGTAATGCGTATAATTTTCTACAAGAAGGAGAAGGATTCAATAGGCTTCTAGAAAAAGACCCTAGCGGTAAAGCAAAACAAAAGAGCAAAGAGGAATTAATGAAAATTACTCTAGCACAATTAGCCAAAGACAGTCAAATTACCAATGATATTGTTGGTTTTTCTTTTATGAGATTTGGTAGAGATTTAGATAAGATTCCTCCATTTCCTTTCTTAAAGAAATTCAAAGATATTGGTCTTGAGGGAGAATTTGTATTTAGAGAATCTTGGTCTGAAAAAGACCAAATGCCTAGCGGGAACTATTCTTACAGTTCAAGCAATAATAAAGATGTAGAACATAATGCCGTTATTGAAATCCCTCCTGAATCTGCTGAAAAAATAGCCGATGAAAAATCAAAATACATTAAAGAGAAAGGAGTTAGGTCTGCTAGATATATTACTAAAGGACATTCTAAAGCAAAAGTCATGAGAAAACTCTTTGATTTCCCTATACAGATAAAGGGATTAGAAGAATATCAAAAGAAAGCCTTTGATAGTATAATGGTTAGAGAGGGAGATAATCCTACAAGCATTACTAATTTGTTTGAAGGAGAAGAATTAGCAGCAGTAGCAGCCATGATAGCAGGAGTAAAGGCTGATAAAAGAAAAACTAACAAGAAGTTTTCTTATGACGGTAAAGAATATGACATAGTTTCCTTCGGTATTTACGGAGAAGGTAAGTCTAATTTGGGAACATTTAACGCTACTGCTCAGTTTGAACAACTACTAGAAAAGTGGGTTGAGTCAAATAAAGACAAGTTGTTTAAGCCTGTTGAAGAAATAATGAATGACTTAGAAACTGTAAAGACAGTAGTAGTGGAATGTAATGTAAAAACAACAACTCGTTCTAAGGGCAAATTCTTCAACTATTGGAAAAAGGCCGATAAAGCACTAAGAGATTCTAAGAAAGAAGGAAAGATTATCACAGACGATGAAGGTAATCCACAGTTTACAGAAATAGACGGTGAGAAGATTCCTATGCGTGAAGCAGTAGATAGACCTGATTTATTCTTTGAAGTATTTGATAAAGAAAAGGGCGAATATAGGCCTCTAACAAGAGCCGAAGCAGAAGAACTTGATAAGAATAAAGAATACAAAGTCAAAGAAGTTAGAGAAACAGATTCAGGTTTAGACCTTGTATCTATACGAAAGCCCGAAGACTTTGAAGACTTTGTAGATGTAGCAGAAGCATTACCTTTGGCTTTCATGAACGACAGTCTAGGACAGGCTAAATTACAATGTGAATACTTTGTCACAGGGCATGGTTATTTTGATTTCAGCCCATATAATAGAGGCGGTGGCTCTACAGGAATGAATAATCCTATCAAGACCCACATTGATAGATTCAAGGTTAGAGTAAGAAAACTAACTAGACAAGGAGTTTCTGTAGGAGAGTGATTAATTGGGAATTACTGCATCACCAAGCGACTATACAGAAATAAATCCTAACTACTCAGAAGGTAGAGGATTTTACACTAATGCTACAGAAGTCGCTAATATGCTACAGATTCCACAGTTTTCTGTTTCTACATATCCTACTCTTGCTCAAGTGGGTAATATTATCAAGAGAGTAGAGGGAATTGTAGACGATAAAGCAAAGCGTTCCTACAGGCCTATTCTAACAAAACAAGAGATTCATAGTTTTGAATACAGAAATGCACCGGGCTTTGTTCTTTATGGGGGATATGTAGGATTTGTTCAATTAACTAAGATGAAAGTTAGAAAAGTTGTTTCTCTACAAGTTTGGAATGGGAGTAATTATATTGAGATTGCTTCGGCTCAAGCAAAAATAAAACTTCTAGATAATTATAGGGACTTACATTCTATTACTTTGGAGTTGCCGAATAGTTCAATTTCTTTTACCATGAATAGTGAAAATGATATTTCCAATATCGGCAACGATGAGTTTTGTAATACCTTTGGCATTAAGACTACCAACGATGAAATTACTGCATTAGTGAATGAAGAATACCCAAAAACCTCACAATTTACTAACGCTACTGACGCAAAAGCCCTACTTGGAGTAGATTCTAATGGCCAAGCAACCACATTATCTGTTTCGGATTTCTTTTTTGCTCAAAAAGATACACAAGATGGAACTACAATATTCATTTCTTCTCTACTATCAGGAGATGATGGAACTGATTGTGTTATCAAAGTATCTACTAAACAGTCTTGCACCGCAAACGATACTACCACATTAACTGTAGTAGATTCTTCTAAATTATCTGTTGGTATGGAAGTTTCAGGAACAGGTATATCAGCAGGAACAACTATTTCTTCTATAACCAACTCCACTACTATTGAGTTAAGCGCAACTGCATCAGCAGGAACTAATACTCTAACATTTACTTCTTCATCAGGAATTAATGGTGCGTGTCAAGTCACTCCATTTACTGACAAAGAAACACATGGAAGGCTTAATGATTATTGGCTACTTGGAGAAGAAGGTAGAATCTTTTTCCTTCAAGAATACCCATATCATACCAATAACTCGGTTATCGTTTCTTTCTTAGCAGGTTCTTCAAGAGTTCCTTCTGCTATACATGAGGCCACAACTAAGTTAGTGTGTGCTGAAATTCTAAGACATGACGACCAAAGCGTTCTCATTACAGAAACAGGCGGAAATATATCTACCAAAGAAAAATATGATATTCTTCGTAAAGAGGGAATGGATATTCTAAAAGGAAAGAGCGATATTGTTTATCTTATCTGAGGCATTGTCATGATTGAAGCGATTGAAGAAATAATCAGAATCCAAGAAGAAAGAAACTTGGCTATGAAACAATTATCTGAAAATCTAGGAATAGATATTTCGTTTAGCGAAGAAGAACAGGCTAAATTTATACAAGAAGCAGTAGAGAAATATATTGAAGATAAGGTATTGGAGGGCATTGTAAAATGGACGAAGTTAGCCTAGTAATAGATATGCTGACCAATACGGATTCTTCTCTAGGTAAAACTTGGAGTCAAGCGACTCAAGAATTAGTTAATGAAGGAAAGATAAACGCTACACACGCTATTACTCCTGATATTATTGATATTAGAACTACTACTGCTAATAAAGGTGTTAGAGTTGATTTAAGCCGTTCACCTGCTACAATAGTTATATTTGAGGATTCACAGAATATAACTTATCCGACTATTCATTACGATATTAAAAATGAGGTTTATTCATTTACTATTCATATTAGAGTGCTTCATGATGAGCGTTCAGGATTAGATGCTTCATACGGCAAAGACAGGCTAAGGGCTATATACTTGATACTAACTAGAGTGGTTGAGAGTAATAGGCGAGGTTATACTGCATCAGATGGAACAAGATTTACACAATTCTTCTTAGGTTCTAGAAATGAAAGTAATGACCGAGCAAAAAGACTCTTTGGATATAAAATAAATTTAGAAGCAAAAAGACACGCAGTAAGTATTCCCTAGTAAGTAAGTTAGGAAGGGGGAGATTAATATGGCAAATACAGATATATTTTTAGGAAGCGGAACAAGTATAACATTTATACCAGAAAATGATATTTATGTTGGTGGAACACAAACAGGAGGAGGAGCATTTGATGGAACTAGTTTGAGTTCTATTGATGTAGATTCCGCCTTTACTACTAATTTTCTTTTAGTAAATAACCTATACACAGGTTGTTTAATTGAAAGATATAATGGTAATAATGCAAAACAAAGCACCCATAGAATACAAAGCAATACTTCTAATGCCATTACTTTTACTCCTTCCGTAGCCCCTATTTCAGGGGATTACTTCGTCATTAAATCATATGGCGCACCTGTTCCTGCTCCTTTAGCAGATACAACTGTAAAAAGACTACTTGCTGATGAATGGCTAGGAATTACTGAAACAGTTAGTTTCCCAACAACAGAAATAGAAAATAAGCCTGTTAATCTTTCATTGGGCGGAACAAGAAACATGACCTACCAATATAAGGGAATTACTAGTTTTTCAGGAGGTAGTATAGGAATCGTTGCTAATCATGGAGCATGGCTATATTACTTCTTAGGAAAATGCACAAATGTAAACGCTACTGCTTCGGCAGTTGGTGGTGGAACTCCTAGTATCTATGCAGTAGGTGGTAGTGCAGATAACAATAAAATCTTTATTGAAGGAACAGGAGTTTCAGGACTACCTGCAACAGTTGATATTGCAGGAGTTAGTGAAACAGGCCCACTTTTCCACAGAACAAATGCTGAAAAATTTAATCCTCCTGTTTCTCCTCATCTAAACACATTAGCGGATATGATAACATTAACACGCCCAAGTGGAACAACATCAATTACAGACGCAATCACCTATACTTTTGCAGAACAAAATGGAGATTTGCTACCATCTTTTGCTCTTGAACAAAGTTTTAGCAAACTACATACTTCTACAAATACCTTTAGAACAGGTAATGCTGCTATTTCTTTAAGTTCTAGTGCGACAACTGCGGGTTCTCCTACTGCAACTGTTTCTTCTACTGATAATTTAGAAGTAGGAATGTTTGTTTCTTCTGCTGAACTTCTATCAGACACTAGAATACTTACTATTGATAGTGCAACACAAATCACTTTGAATAGAAATGCGGCTAAGACTAATGCTTCTACTACTCTAGTATTTACACAGTCAGCCGATAAAAACTTCATTCAAATCGCAAGAGGTAATAGAGTGAACACTCTATCAATAACTGCTAATGAAAATGAAGAAGTTAAAATGACTCTAGAAGTAAATACTCGTAATGTTCATTCATTAGAAAGAGATGAAAGTTATGATGCAAGGGCAGGTGTATCTAACGAAACTACTTTCTTTAATTATGAGTCTTCTACAAATTCAGATGAGATGCGTGAACCTTTCTTTTTCTCAGATGGGACATTTAAGGTTCTAGGACAAGATTTCCTTAAGATTGCTTCTTTGACTCTAACCATGAATAATAACTTAGCAGATAAAAGATTCTTGGGAGTAGGAAACAAAAATATCCAAGAGGCCATACCTGCTCAAAGAACATATGAGATTCAGTTTACAGGCCATGTAACAGATAATGCACTATACGAAGCATTACTAAATGATAGCGAAGACAACCATCAAACAATAGAGTTGAAATTTGCTAAGGCTAACGGTGAAGAAATTAATCTAACCTTTACAGACTACTTCATTACTGCTAATAATTTCCCAATTGCCGAAGATAAAGGGCCGATTGCAGTTGAGGCTACAGTCACTCCAAGAAATCTAGGCACTTGCACAGTCAAAACCCATTGGGTTCTACAGGGGTGATTACTTTGCCATCTGCATATGAAAAGAACCTAAGCATTGTTTCTCAAAGCAATAAACCTAAGAAAAAACCCAAGAAGGAGGCTAAAAAGGAAACTCCTAAAGAGAGTCCTAAAAAAGAGTCTGAATCTTGATTATATTCCACCAACACCGTTTGTTTGTTTGTTGGTATAGAAGGTGGATAACATGGAAAAGAAAATAGTAAGTGATAAGAAAGTGCTTTTTGCATTAACAGAACCCACGCTACATTATATTAAAGTAGCACCCGACCAAGATGAATACCTAAAGGTATGGATTAAAGAACCTACATGGCTTGAAGTAGATAAAGCCATGAATACTTTAATGAAAATAGATGCTAAGAATCAAGATGTTGAACTTGATTTGAATGCTATGTTTAGGTATATGGTAGAAAACTTTGTGGTTAAAACTGAACCACAACTTTCAGCAATTGATATTCTAAAATTAACTCCTTATGTTGGAAACCAATTAAAGGAAATTCTCCCTAATCCTCTAGAAGATAATCAGGAGGACGAGGAAAAAAACGATTAGTTCGGAGGGCAATAAGAGGCGGTGATTGTTCCGTTTCCTTGTCCTCTCAGTTAGTTGTTTATACATTAGCAACGGCTTTTTCTATTAGCCCTCTTGAAGTGTATGCTATGCCCGCATCAATGGTAAAGGATATGCTAAGAATACACGGAGAGGTAAAAAGAATGGAAGCAGAAGAAATGGAAAAAATTGAAAAGCAAAATGCTTCTAAGTTAAGGTGAGCGACATGGCAAGAACAGTCAATCTAAATCCTTTGAAAAAACAAATGATATTGATGACTGAGGCCATAGAAGCACAAACTAATAGATTAATGGAATATAATAGAATTAGAGATAACAATGAGAGGCTTGAAAAAAGAGCATTAAAATTAAAAGAAAAACAAATTGCGGCTGAAAAAGACTTAGAGAAAGTCCAAGAAAAAGGACTTAGAAGAACTCAGATTCTAAATAATACTTTAGCAAAGAATGGTGATGTTCTAAAATTAGGTCTTAAATCTATGAGAGATTATGTTGATGAAGGCGGAACAAGATTAGAATACCTTGCTCACTTCTTAACAGGAACAAGTGAAAAAATAAGACTATTTGGAATTGAAGCGGTTTCTGCTCGTAGATTCATGTATGGGTTTTTACCGCCCGGTATGTTTAGAATGGTAAATAAAATCGCTACTGCATTTAATGGCTTTGGAAGCACAATGAGAGCATTCAAGGGTCAAAGCGAAGGAGCGAATAATGCGCTTACCACTATGGGTAAGATATGGAAAAAGACATTAGGATTTAAGCCTCTTGAATTTGATTTTGGGCCTGAAGGCGATGAGAAAGCGATGGCTAAAGCCGAAAAGAAAAGAAATAAAAAAATAAACAAGGAATCAAGAAAAAATCTAAAGAAACAAATTGAACAACAAATAAAGGCTCAAAAGGAATTAGAAAGACTCCAAGAGGCTCACAGCCTTAAAAGTGCTAGAAAACTTAGCGAAGAAGGTAAAGGAAAGAAAAACTATACTAGGGCTGAAACAGAAAGGTTTGAAACAGCAGTAGCGAATAGAAACCAACAGTCTAAAACATTTAGAGGTCGCCAAAAAAAGTTAGAATTAGCGAAAAAAGAACGCAAGCGATTATCAAAGCAATTAGAAAAAGCCAAAGCGCAAAGTCCAATGGGTAAATTAAGAAAGAAAGCACTCAAACTCTTTAACGGCATTGGAACTGTTCTAAAAAATGTCTTAATGGGAGCAAGTAAATTCTTTATGGTCACCATGCTAACGCTTCTAGGTCTTTTGTTAATCGTTAAAACAGTTGGGCCTGTAATTAAAGATGCTCTTACAACTGCTTGGCAAGCAATTCAAGTTCCTTTAGGGCTTATTCAAGAAGCCTTCGGTATGATTTGGGAAGGCATTAGTGGCATATTTAATGCCTTTTTTGGTGATGGAAGTTTAGATAGTGCTATTGATTCTATGATAACATTAGGTCTAGGCCTTTTACAATTAGCAGGTGCTTTTATTTGGGCGGCAGTCCAATTTATTGGAGTATTAGCAATTAAATTAGTTGTAGGATTATGGGATAAATTTTGGGTATGGATTAAGAAGTTTTACAGTAGCGGTAATAAAGTGGCTAAAACAGTATTGTTAGTTGTAGTTGTTTTGGGAATGGTTATAGCAGCAATTATGGGCGCACCTATTCTTATGATTATTGGTATTGGGATTCTTCTATACAAAGTAGGTAAATGGATTATTAAGCAAATTCCCGGCTTTAGCGAGGGTGGTGTTTCAAAAGGAGGATTAGCAGTTGTTGGAGAAAAAGGGCCTGAATTAGTTTCTATGAAGAAAGGAACAAGAGTCCATAGTAATGCTGACAGTAAAAAGATAGTTGCTAATAGCGGAGGAACTTCTATTACTAATAATTTCAAAATCACAATTAACGCTAAAGATACTTCTGATGCAGAACTAAGAAGGATAGCGGATAAAGTCGGTGAAATGGTAAATAAGAAAATTAACAGACAACTAGGTATGTCTATACTATGAAGTATGTAGGAGTGATACAATGACATATGTTTACTTGAAACTAAATGCGTTTGCTGACGATTCTACAGATTTAACGCTTGATACAATCCCATTACGAGTGACTAATGTAAATGTAAATATTCAAAGAACTGTCCCTTCTTTTGCTATTCCTCTCTCAAGTTTGGCCACAGGAGAATCAATAACAATAGGTGCAGACTTGGGAATGGCCTCAAAGTCCCTAACAATTACAGGATTTTTAGTTGATGCAGTAGTTAAAAGAAGCCACACAACTCCTGCCGCAGGTGAAGACTATCCTACTTTTACTGCGGTTGAGTTGGCTCAATTGATTGCTTCAAGTGTAGATTCTTCGGGTATTGCTGAATACCAAAACATAAACGAATTGATAGTTTTGATAGACTCTAATGTTGATGAGAATTATCAGATGAGAACTAACCCTACACAAATCCCTCTTACTTTTGCGGCAAGAGGTAGTGCTAATCGCAAAGACAATGAGAGAGTTCCTTTTCCTTCGGCTTTTCCTGAAAATATGCATTCTAAAGGAATAACGGGATTCATAGAATCTTTTGATTTTACCTTAGATGCAGAAAGTCCTACAGAAGTTTCCTTTAATATGAGTTTTAAACAAGCCACAGTTTTCCCTTGAGTTGATATTATGTATGATGTTTTTGTAGGGAAAAATAAGAGTTTAACTTTCCCCATTATGTGTAATGCTCATGTAGTTATTCCATATGCTGAAAACATAGTTGATATAGAAGGCACTCCTAATGATACTACTGATGATATTCCTTATGGCATTTGGTCAAATGTAGGTTCTTTTACTTTTCAAGCAATTATTACTCCTTACGATATAAACGGGCAACCTTCTGATGGTCTATTAGGAAGACCGGAAGCAAATACTACAAAAGGAATTATGCCCGCTAATACAGGTAATATTTCAGAAACTTATTTACCTACTGCAAGTAGATTCGGCCATGAAATGATGTTGTTTTACAATGATTATTTTTCTATTAGTTTGCTTAATACCACTACCACAAATAAAAATCAGCCCGCAGAATACGCCATTAAAGTAGTAAATTATCAATCAAATGGTAATAATACTAGTGTTATCACAAGCCCTACTGTAATACAAGCCGCCACTAATAGAATGTATAAAAGAAATACAGGACTTGTTTCGGTAGCAAACAGGCTTTCAGGAATTAATGAAGATGGTCAAATTATCTACGATGATATAGGGATTGCTAATACTCAGAATTATGCAGGAGGACAGTTCAATCAAGGAATAGATGTTCTTAGTCATGCGGGAGGAGCGACTAATTTCTATATAGGGCAAGAAATATTTATTCGTGCAGAAGATATAGTAGGCCCATTAAATATTTTAGATACTATAAATCAAGGACAGTTTGATTATTATTCGTTAGGAAAAATCAAAACATTAAATTATTTTCCAAGTGTTTGGTCTTACGGAATAGAACTAGATAATCTTGATAATGGAGTAAATGCCGTATCATTCAATCAAGGCACTAGTCTTTATGTAAAAACTTTCAAAGAGCCAAAGTATATTGATAATACACATCATATAGCAGTAGCATATAGCGAAACTTCTAGGAGAATTTCTATCTATTACAATGGAGCATTAGTAAAAACAGGCTCAAGGGCGCAAAGCATGGATAGTGGAAAATTTTCATTTTCTCGTAGTGATTTTATAATAGGCAAGAACACTATTGCTGATAACGATGCCTCTACAGATAAGCAATTTATGGGAGAAATCCATGAGTTATGTGTAGAAAATACTTACAAGAAAAATTTTAATCAATTACACGCTTTAATGCCTAAATTTGATAATACGCTATTATACCTACAATTTGAGGAGGCTGACTTATGACGCTAACTATCGGTGGGTTGCCGAGCCTGTATAACAATCCTGCTAACAATAACTTTGATGTTCCTACTCACCCTAAATTAGATTCTACAATTACACCTGCAACAAATACTAGAATCTATGGCCTCATTAGAACAGACGGAAGCACCGCAGGAAGTGGTTTCTCCACAATAACAGGCGGTTCACAGTCTTCTATCAATCAAGAATTTACTAATTTAGAAAACACAGATGGTTTTAGTATAAAGTGTTATAATTCTTTTACAGAAACAGGAATCAGTTTGGCTTCTGTTAATCTAGAAACACACGACCATTATGTATTAGTTAATTCGGATAATCCTAATTTACATCATTTTGCTAGAATTACTAGTATTGAAACCTCAGATGTTTTTGGTGATAAATTTCAATTTGAACCGAAATTAGGTAATGCAATTAAAAAAGGAACTAAATTTTTAGTAATGGAAGGCAATCAAATAGAGTATCGGCCTGTTGCTTTAACAGCAGGTCTATTAGCAGACCCCGCATTTTCTACTACTCATGAAGATGTTATTGTTTCTAGGCCTTTATGGTATTTTCATAACGAGAACCTAAAAAAGAAAAATGAATTAGACCATTCTACCAAGCATTTTGCATGGCTTAGAGAAAATGTAGGTAATTTTAATTCTACTAACCATAAGACCGCTTTTATTACAGTAGATGATTATAGAAACAGAATAATGGATAGAAGTAAATATACTTACATCGTAAAGACCAAAGATAATTTAAGAATAAAAGATGACCCTGATGTAGATACTGCTAATGAAGGAGTTTCTTGGACTTCTGACTATACTACTTTTGATGGTTCTTTCTACAATGCCAAAAGAGATTCTGATAATACTAACAATGCTTATTCTTTTACAGGCCCAACTCGTTATTTACATTATAACACTTCTCCTATTTCTAGTAATAAAGTATCTAATGTTTCAGATTCTTCTGTTCAAGAGTCTTTTTCAGGAAAGGCAGCATATTGTAAAAATACCTGTATAGATAATATGCAAATATTAGGAACTAAAATAGAAACAGGAAAAGAACTAGAAGTAAAACAATCAATAGGTTCAGCCTCTTTTACCGAATGGATAGAAATAGCACAATTAGGAACTATAATTTCTACAGGTTCTACTCATAATTATCTTCTAGAGTTTGATTCATCATTTTCACAAGACATTACTAAATATCTGAATGCAAACGATGAAGTAAAAATAGGTAACAGAATATGCATTGTTGATTCTACGCCTTCTGAAACTGAATTAACCATAATGGATTTATCTAGATTAGAAACAGAAGGAAAGTTTCATAGTAATGCTTCTTTAAATCTTCTAGAAGTAGGCGAAAAGGTTTACAGGAGAGCATTAAATATTCAAGACAATACCTTGCTAACTAAGATACCGTTTGAAGAAACTAATATGGGAAAATTAAGCGTTAGACTAATGACATTTGATTTTAAAAATATAGAAATAGATGTTCTTCCTTTTCCTTCTACTGCGGGGACTATGGGTAATCCCCCTGAAGATAAAGACGGTCTTTTGTATTTGAATTTTAAGGAAAATCATAGATGGCCAAATAACTCAGGAATAGAATATGTAGATGGTAAATATATTTTGATATATGAAACCTTTACAGGAAAAGTAGAAACAACAGAAAGAAAAATAGAGAATGGAATACCTAAAGTGATTTTTAGTGGAAGAAATGCGTTTTCAAAATTAATAGACCCTATTGTGAATAAAGAAACTTTATTTTCAAGTGATATTATTTATAGTAGTTTAAGCCCATATAATAAATTAAGTCCTGTTTTGGATTCTAGTAATAATGCGGTTAAAATAACTGATTGTAATTTTGATACAAGTATTACAATTGCTGATAGTTGCACTATTGCTAAAAACACAAAACTTTGGGCTAAAACACTTAACAACACTTATGCGTTTATAGGAGTCGCATCGGCAAATTCAACAAATACAAATATAGATTTGTATAATAAGGCATTAACGACAACTAATTCTAACGGTATTTACCAAGCAGAATTATATTATGAATCTAACAAAAGAAACATTTTCAATAAAGCGTTAAGTCATAACGCATTAATAACCTCACTAACTAGTTTAGATGGGGCTAGTGATAAAGGAATTTCATTTAGAGAAGGACATACTTTGATAGGAGATTACAATGCTTTAACACCTGTAGGAGGAATACAATTAGCAGGGTCTAGTTCTTCAAATAACCCATTAGCAGTAGGATATTCGCTTAGTAATGTAAATAATATTGATACAGATAGTCCCTTTGAAGCAGTTATTGATGGTTTAAATACCGATACCATAAATACCTTGATTGATTTTGAGGTTATTTCTGTTAGCGATAATAAAACAAATAAAATAGTTAAACTAGCACCGTATGTTCCCTTAACTTTAGGAAGAGTAGATATTAATTATAATAATACTAAAGATGCTTCTTTTACCGAGATAGGAACTCTATCTGGAAATCTTAACGGAAATACTCTTTATCTATCAACTAGCACTTCTAATTTTGATGCCCTAAAACCTCATGACCCTCTTTATCTTGATGGTGTATTTGTTGGGTATGTAATAGATACACATGATATAGTTCTTCCTTCACTTGCCGCAGGAAAACGAATAGACACAGATAGATATGTGAATATGCAGGGTTCAGTTATACAAACATTACAGGGTCTATCTAAAAAAGAACATGATTTATCTTTAATAAATGGAAGTCATTTACACGGTGGTAAGATTTTAGGTCTATTAGGCCCATCTCAAACTCTTCTAGATTATTCATTATTTAATCAAGCAACAAGTAAATCTTATTCAAGTGCCTTTGGTAGAGCCACATTTAAAATAAATAACCTAGAAAAAGGTAATTTTGGAGTATTTGAAAAAGATGTGAATTCTAATCCTGCTATTAGTAGTGCTAAAAAACAAAGAATATACGCAGATAATTTTAATTTTAGATATTCGGCTAATACATACAAAGGAAAAAATATTCCTGTGGATAAAACAGGTATTTCTCAAGGACATACTCAACACTTACCAAAAGAACAAAAAGGAATAGTGCCTATTACAGGCTCTAATTATGCAAATAGAAAAATACATTCTACCTTTTCAGCAGAAGATAAAATACTACCATTTTGCAGACCTACTGCTCGGTATAGTTCTCTTTGGAACGATGCTTTTAGTGTAGAAAAAATATTAAGGCAAGAAGATACTAGGGCTTATAGGTTGTTTTTGTTTGCTAATTCTGATTTAAATGTATATTCATCTGATAGAAGAGATAGTCTATTAAATTCACACTTAGATGCTAACTTAGATATATCTACTTTAGGACTTTTTACTTTAACAGAACCTAATTTATCAACAAATAGTGTATCTCATGCTAATGCAATAGGAGGAACAAAATCTATACAATACTTAGACAAGAACTATACACAAGACTCTATTGTTGAATCTAACAAGGCTCTTTCTTCCCTAACTAGGTTTGGGATTATGCGTTTAACAGAATGTGTTTATGATTGGGCTTGGAATCCTATTAATCCTGAAGAACCTATTAAACACACTCCCCTCCAAGAAGCAGTTTTTTTCAAAGTAGGAGATATTTTTTCAGTAGTAGACGGTAATGGCGACCAAATAAAAATAGGAGCAGATGGTATTACTGATGTCGGTAATCTCGGAACTACATTTAATGTTAGCCTTAAAACCGCAAATGCAGCAAGTGTCACTTCTGTAGCCAATTTAACAGCAGGAGATATATTGGTTTATGTAAGTGAGGAAGAACCCAATGGAAAGGTATGGGGTCAAGTAAATGCTGTAGGGTCAGTTATACAAATAGTAGGAGAATTGCAGAAAATAAACGGTGCATTATTGCCCGAAGATACTAATATCTATGCTATTAAAAGGTCTGATGCTGATATAAATAGACAGTTTATGGTAATAGGACATGGGGAAGATACTACTAGTATTTTTGATGTTAATAACGCTACCACTCCAAGAATAAATATGAATAAATGGATTCTTTCTGATAGTCTACAAAGCGGATTTACTGCTGATAAATCAGGAGCATGGTGGGACGAATTTGCTCAACCAATGGAAAAAGTAGGAGGAGGAGCAGTATACAAGGCTACATTGGCTTTTCCTGTCGCTTTTTACACTGCATCTGCTCCTTACAGTCAATATGATAACAAGCATTTTGGAATACAATATACAAGAATAGTCTGTGATGGAACTGCTGGAGATTACTTTGTTACTGCTCAAACCGCTTCAGATGTTAGTCAATTAACAGTTGGTGCTTATGTGGGTATAGGCGGTGGAGGGCATAATCCTAATGTGACTGACCCCGCAGGTGGTAAATTTATTTCAGGAATTTACCCTGTTGATACTAACCTTAATGAAACAGTTACAGTTGTTGAGTCTGTTGATGCCGCAACAGGAAGAATTAACCTAAATACTTCTCTTATTGCAGATATTAGCGGTGACGATATTGGTTTTGTGAACAAAAGACCTGCAAGAAAAAACCACATCAGTTCTATATTTAAGTGGATAGATGAATCATTTATGCCTAATTCTGTAAGCCATGATTCTACTCTTAAAAATGATTTAACCAATATTAAAGCAACCATATTAGGCCACCATGATATAGAAGTTTCTTTAAATGACGGAAAGGAAGGAACAACTGCTAGTCTTACATCAATGTCTTTAGAACTCATAGATAATTTTGGTCAGCATTTAGGTAATAGAGGAAATAGCGAAACTATGAGTATTCCTATAATAAATTCTAGAAGTAGATATGCTAATTTTAAAGGAACACAAAGAAATAGTGCAGTAAGCAATTTTTCAGATACACAAGAAGGAGCAGTAATAGGACTTAAACCGCACTTATGTAATATAACAGGAGGAATAGAAGAAATAGCATCATCTAGTTCTCCTGATGCAAACTATAAATTTGCTGCTAAAGGAGCAAACGATACTAATGTGTATAGAGTAGAACATTCAGGAAGAAATAAATTTTTACAATTTGTAGATTTAACAGGTTGTTATTTAGTTCCTATTTCAGGAAAATATCCTGATGATACTGTCTTTTCTGGTTCAACTAGTTCTCATTTTGGTATGAGTAGTTCTGAATTAAATGTAGATAATCTAATTTATGTTATTTCTCATGAGTTAGATACTGAAAGAACAATAGATGGGAGTAGTGTCACAGAAGAGGCTTCAATTCTTATGCTAGATAGGGAATTAGGAAATCATTGGTATAAAATAATGCAGCCTAATCAAGTTTGTTTTTGGGAAAAAAGCCCATCACAGTTTAATATTAACCAACTAAGTTGTAGATATACCAAAAAAATGTATTCTGATGATATGTATGCGTTAGATTTTCCTGATTATGATGTTGTTAAAGGGGCTTCAGGAAAAAATCGTAGAGATAGTTTAGAGGGAGTTCAGTCTATGTATGTGATTGCAGATTTAGATAATCTAGGAGGAAGCAATAATACTGTATTAAAAACATCAGCAGAAAGAACCTTCCTATCAAACCTAAACAAAGAGATGGTTCTTAGTGATGGGGAAAATAGAGTTTTGGGGCAAATGTCTTCTAGCCACAATTCTACCAATACTACATTAAAATTTTCTGAAATTAAAAAGAAATTATTGGGAGTAGTTTCTTGTTCAGAAACCTTTGAAATTAATGTAGGCATAAATAGCAATTTAGATTCTTCTGCAAAAAGAGCGTTAATTGGTTCTACAGTAGATATATCAAAAGAAATAGAAGACTTGGTAGAAGAACTATTAGTAGAGAATGATATTAGTTTTAATTTAACTCATCAAAACTATCCTGTTTTTGCTTCTCCTAACTTTCAAGGGACTACATTATATTCTCTAGCAAGATACTTACTAAATCTAAAAGAAATAAGACTAGTAAATACAAAAGGAACATTTACTCTAAAAGACCAAAATGATAGTTCTTTTGGTAGCAGGTATTATTTTAATGAAAACAATATTATATCTTATGAGTTGCTAAAAAATGAATTTGATTTCTTTAACGAAGTTGTAGTTTACGGTTCAAACCATAAGTCAGTAAAAAAGAATATTCAAAGTATTAGAAAAATAGGAAGAAAAACCTTTGAATCATTTGATAAGCATTTAACTACTCAAGCCGAAGTAGATAAGAAAGCATTTAATTTACTACAAATATATAATAATGAAATACAAGGATTACAAATACAAGTAAACATTAACGATGCTAGAACTTTATCTGCGGGTAATGTGGTTACAGTAGAAATAAAACAAGAAAATATAGATAGAGGCACATATATTGTTTTAGAAGCAGAATATAATATTAGTGGTCTAACTAATTTAGTTTTAGGTAAATACTTTAGAAACTTAGAAGATACTTTAGCAGATATTAGAGATACTTCGGCTCAAACAAACTCACATCTTAGAAAGAAAGACCTGCCTACTAATGAAAACTTTTATGATTTCTTTGAAAACATTAACATAAAAGAAATCAATTTAACTCTTAGAAAAAGGGAACAGTCGGGCGCAACAATCGGATTCGCCAATACATTTAATACAAATTTTAAGGTGATTGGATTTGGCGGAACAATCACCCACACACTATTACAGGACGATGACTTATGATAACCGATGAGATGAAATCACTATTAGCAACCCATGTAAAAGACATGATATTGTCGGGTCAGATAGGCTTGGGAGGAAACTCAAGTAGCCCTCTCTCAATGTCTTTAGATGTGCCTTTAACCTCCGTTAGTGTAGCAAAAACAGTAGAAAAGTCTAGCGGTAATGTAGTTCAGGCCAAACTAGAAATATTAGGTTCTGATATTTTAGGGCAAGTCATAAGAGAAGTGGGGTTGTTTAATCATGCTGATGCTAATGACTCTACGGCTAAACTTTTACAAAGAATAAATTTTGAAGGGGTTGGGCCATTTAACGCAACAGATAGATTACAGTTATTCATAACAATGGAGGTAGAGTAGTATGGTAAATAATTCAAATCAATATAGCAGAATGAGTATTGCCCCAACCGCACAGATAACAGATGGAGCAGACTTTCCTCATTCAGGAATAATTAAGGCATTAAGCGTGGGTCTTGGTGGTAATTATGCGGTAAAGTCTTCTACAGGATTTAACATAACTGCTCAAGGCAGTTCTTCAATAAGTGTTACCGCAGGTAAAGTGCTTAGAGATGGTGTTCTTACAGATATTCCTGCTACTAGTTCTAATCTAAATATAGGAACGGCAGGTGGAATAAACACAACTTACAGTCTATTGGTTGCTAATGCTAGCAATACTTTAGCAGTTAGAACTACATCTACAACTAATGCCGTTCCTGAATATGATGATGGCGATATTCCTATCGCTTTAATTCTATATACTGCTAACTCAACAACTATGGAATTTCAATTTTTAACTACTAGCAAAACAAGTAATGGTATAACTGTAGGTTTTGAAAGCGGAAATAGTTTTAGTGAAGCATTAACTCTAAAATCTGATGCTTCAGGAAATATAGAATTAACAGGTAGTTCATTATCTGATATAGCAGGAATAGATGTTTCTGCTGATAGGCTTCTTATTAGAGATGCTACAAACAATAGGCTAAAACTTGTTGCGCCTCAAAATGTAGGAAATCAATTTACAGGAAGCGATGCTATTACTGCCGTTGAAGGAGAACCAACCCTTGATTTAACAGGTGTTTTAACAACAACACAAAATATTGTATCGGGAACAGGCATTCTTTCTACCACAGGCGATATTGCGGCACAGGCTGGTCAAATACTTGCTAATACAAATGTAGTTGCTACAACAGGCAATATCCAAGCCCTGCAAGGTGATGTTGCAGGTGGGAGTCTTTCACAAACAAACATACTCGGAGGTATAGATTCAGTAGGAAAAAGAACCAAAAGTAGTTTTTTAGCGGCTGATGCGGCACAAGGCGGATATGTTTCTGTTCATGCATATCCTAGTATTGATGAAATTATGAATCTAATCGGCCCATTTAGTAATCCTGCTGTTTCTCCTGTTAGAGAACATTATTACATTGGTTATGATTCTTCTAATAACGCTAACTCTCATTATCTTGGAAGCATAACAAATCCCCTTTCAACAGGACAAGGAGGAGTTGTAGGAAGTGGGACTAATTATGAATTCTTGACTCAGGCCAATGCGACTGTAGTAAATGCGGCTGATTTAACGGCATATACTTATGCGCCTGAAGAGGTTTTTGCTAATGGTGCTTTATTTTTTCCTTTAGACACACCAGAAAATAATGCGAAAAGAACGGTAACTTTGCACAATATAACTTCATTTGCGGTATATGTTATAATAGTGGATAAGTCGGCTACTGACCCTTCAACCGCATTTATTAGAAATAAAGTAAATGGAGGATATAGGCCAACAGAATTCTTTTTTAGCCAAGAAGGAAATGAAAAATGCGTAGACTTAAGCGAAATATTATTGACTAGTCTATTATATCCCGCTAATAATGAGATTGACAGGGACGCTATTTTACTAAAACCAAGAGAATCAGTTACTTTACAAGCAATTACAGGAACGGCAGATGAAATAGGAAGCGACCATACAAATGATGTATTTGCTACACAAGGGCTATTTGCTTCTGCACAGCAACAACAACAAAATGCACCTGTATTATCACCGAGCCAATGGTTTATTACAAGTTCAACGGGCAATAATGGTAATGCTAATATTGTTAGGCTTGCTGATGCTTACAGACATATTCCTGTTCATTTAACAGGAACTACTTTTATTTGTTCAGGGGCTAATGAAATAATGCTACCAAATAGGCCTCCTATCGGAACTCAATATTCTTTTTTAGTTACACAGGGAACAACTAACATAGATAGACCTGAGTTTACAGTGCAAGAGAAACATATGTTTTCTGCTAAAGGTTTAGGAAATAGCGTAGAAGATAGTTTCTTTGAAATATCTCAAAACCCAATTTCTACTTTCCCTATAGCAATAAGCGCAGGAAGTGGAAAGACTTTCATTTATACTGAAAATAGAGAATGGCAAATAATCGGGTGATTAAATGGATAACCCATTATTTCTTGTTAATAATGGCCTTTTGCTCAAAGGGTCAGTAAGCGGTGGCCAACAAGGTGGCGGTCAAGGTGGTGGAGGCGGTCAAGGTGTTTTCTTCGCTGAAAGACAAGGAGGAACTCAAGCAGTTTTACCATATATTTGGAGAAACGCTTTACTGAATAATCCTATTTTAGGAAATCAAATAAGTGGTAATGGGACTTTTTTGGTATTTAATTCTGCACCTGTTCATTCTCAAATTTCAAGTAATGAATATAAAACAGATTTAAGCCTTCCCGCTAATGATTTAATTCAGTTTGCTGATTCGGCAGCATTAGGACAATTAAATCCTTTTTCAGGAGGAGGAGGCGACCCCGAAGACCCCGAGGGATTATTATTGAACCCGAAGACCCTATTGGTGGCGGTATTGGTGGTGGCGGTGGTGGTTTCAGCCTTGTTCCTGAACAAATTTTCTTCAATTCCGCTACTTATTTAGAATGCCCAAATGGACTTCAAACATTAAATCGTTATGAAGTAGATAATGTAATTATGTCTTGGACGGGATTTCAGGCTTTGCCTGTAGTAGGTTTAAGTTTCCCACCATCAACAGTATGTGTTGGTGCTAATTATCCATTACAGGATTCATTAGCAATATCCTCCACCTATCCTGATGTTGGGTTTTCAGGAACAGGGGCAAATAGCGATTGGGGTATTTGTGGAACAGGTGTTCTAAACACAGGCACATCAAATAATTCTAATTCTCAACCAATATCTATGCTTTTATTTAGAGATGTAAGATTTATTTTTGGTAATCCTCTCGCAGGAGAAACATTCACCATACGATATAAAGTAGAAATTGTAAATACTGCGGGACAAACTGAAACTGCTTTTCATACAGTTGTTATCACACTAACATAAAATCCTCTCATTTAGCCAAACAAAAAATTGCTCCTAGTTAAAAAGCCAAAAAAAAATGAGGGAGGCCGAAGCCCCCCTCAAATTGTTTTTTCAGACCATATTCCCTTACAAGCACGACACTCCCACAATTTTACTTGTTCGGGAGAACCGACATAAAATCCTAACAACCTCTTAGCAACTGTTAGTTCCTTACAATAAGGACAAACCTGTTTTAATTTCATCAGTTTCCGCCTTTTTCATCTCGCATAAGACGCTTCATATATTCTTCAACGCTTTCATCGGTGATATTAGTTCCACCAAAAGCGGCAAAGAAAAGAAGCATCAGTATAACGACAAAAACAAATAGACCAAACCATTCCCAACCTGTCATTACCAACTCACCTCCAATTCCTTAAATTCGCCTTCTTCAATTGAAAAGGCCTTTACAAAACCATTATCCTGACCATACTTCCAAAGGTCATATACTAACTGTGTGTCTTTCATACAGTATTCTACAACTTCATCATATTGACCCATTTTCCATAACTTAGGAGCATCAGCACTATCCATTAGTTTGAAGTCGTCCATAGTGCATTTAACTAGGTTCTTTAGTTGAAATCGCTCTTTATGTTCCTTCAATAGAATCTTAGATGTGTCTATGTATTGTTTCTCATTAACATATTTATTAATGCAATAAATATCCATAGAGTCCCTAAGAATAGGTAAATCAAAAGCCGCTATATTATGTCCTAAAAGCAATCCGCCTTTTTCAAAATGCTCGTCTAAATCATACTTTAAATCGCTAAGAGATTTAATGACATGGCCTGATTTAGCAAAACCATCTACAGGCTCATCAACATAGACAGTTCCCGTATTACCGTCCCAAGTAGCAACAGTAGATACTTGAAACATATGCGTATTACTGAAACCGCCTATGTCATAAGACATATTTTTGGTTTCTAAGTCAATTGCTAAAATTGACATTTAGCATCATTCCTTAGATGGACTAGCCCAAAGTTTTGCTACCTTAGCCTCTTCTTTATCCACCTTTGGTTCTTCAACATCTGTTCTCCTTTTTAGGAAACAAACGATTTGAGAACCTGCAACAATTAGTTGAGAACAACATTCCCAACCATCATTACCATAGGTGTTTAAGGTATCAATAATTACTTTCGGCCCTTTTGCTACTTCAAATACTAGATATGTATTTTCCCACTTCATTCTTCATCACTCCTATTATACTTCACATACACACTTCTTCCGACTCTCATTTCATCATATTTATGTCTGATAACCTCATAATGTCGGTATATTTGTGCTTGAGATTTTTTTGCTTTGTTTCTGACTTGCTTCAAGAAAAGACTCTTATTCACAAAACCTTCATCGTCTTTATCCATTTTATCATATACATTTGTAAAAACAGTTTCCAAAGAATTTTCTGTGATGCTTTGCCTACGCACTCTTAGGCTTCGTTCTAGCCAATCTACCAATGTCATATAACATTGTCGCACGATAGTAGCCGCCTGTCTAACATTATGTCCTCCGACCCTAAAGCGGTCTTCTTTATTGGTAATAGACGGGGCGGAAGCCACGCTACAAAGAACGGACATTTTAATCAGAATCTTCATCAAACGAGTTGTAAAGTTAGAAGCAATAGCCGCTACATCAGGCCTTGTATTCTGTAGATATGCTCTCATGTTCTCATATTCTAATTGGAGAACATCATTGAAATCTCTTGTGAAAACCATTGTCTTGATAGGGTCGCCACCAACCTCATCAAATCTTTCCTTTGTCACTTTATACAATTCCATAAATGCTTTGACATACTTCTCAATAGGCTGATTTACTTCTTCAATTGTTCCCGCTTTTTGATTCTGTTCTGTTCTCATCTTATGTTGTAAGAACTCAGGAACTTCCCAAACAAACAGAAGCATTCTTTGTAGAACGCCTTTTTCTGCCATAACAGAATTAAGATTGTTTGGGGGATAAGTCATAGCCAATACTGAACGCTCACAAAAACATTCCATAACTTGATTATCATAAGAGGTAAGTGCTTTAGAAATAATCCAAGACTCTCCTGATAGACTGTTCATCAAAGTATTCAGATATACAATTGAATTCTCTTTGTGTTGAGATTGCTTGAAAATACCTGAATATTCAAATTCGTCCCAATGGGCTAATCCGCTACCTTCCAAAAGGCCGGGTTTTCTTTCCCAACAAACATCTCCATCTTCATCTTCATCTTTGTCGTATCTACCAATTAGAACTGAATCAGTATAATCAGTTACTCCAAATGTATTGAAAGTCCTAGCCATAGGAACTCCATCTTTGTTCATAAAAGCAGGGTGTTGATTTAATGCGTTAATCTTCTCAAAGGTTCTATTAGCAACAGGGCCAACAAAATTCCATAGTGTTGATTTACCCGTTCCGCTTGTTTGAACCCAACAGAAATGAACTCTAGTATCTTCATGATTTCTACCATTTGGAATCACAATGAAATCTTTTACAATCTGTCCTAGAATTGTAAAGAAACTAATTCCTGCGGGTATGTCATTGTAGTGTGATACTTCAACTGCCGACTTTTGAAAATCTCTAACGACTTTCGGTAATGCCTCCTTGAAAACACCTGCGTTAGTTTCAAGTGTTTCCAAATATTCTTCTTCTTCCTTATTCATATTTTCACCTTCTCTTCCGAGTTTAATGTGGAGATTATTCTTTTGGCTAAGGTTTCTCCTATTCCCTCAATGGCTTGTAATTCATATTCTGAACATTCACCTATTTCCATAATAGAGCCGAATTGTTTTATTAGTTCTTTTGCTTTTTTAATTGATACGCCTTTAATACTGCTTAGTAAATCTAATCTTAAATCATCTGTTGTTAATCTTTTGAATACTTGTGGTGCTATGGTATCTCTTGTTATCGGTTTCATCTTACTTACTGCTGTTATAATTAATGCTGCTTCTTCTTCTGTTTGAACCCAAAAGGGCTTTATGTCTGTATCTAATACTATTCTCCCTATTGCTCCAAGAAACTTATTATTTAGCATAATAGTTCTAGTTCCTATTGGCATTTTACTAGGAGAATTTGAAATTACATTATGTATGGCTTCTTCCATTTCACCATAAATAATTACAATGTTGGTTTGATAATGTCTATCCATGTTATCTAATTGAGTCCACAATCTCTTTGTCATTACTGAACCCAAAAAATCAGTAGTGGACTTTGCTTCAAAGCAAACATCATCATAAACATAGTCGCCTATCTCAATCCATTTTTTCTCACATGGTATTCTAAGGGCTTTTGCTTTTTGCATAACCAACTTAGATAGGCGGGAGTTTTCTCTTGAATCAACTATTAACATTATTTCCCTCCTTTAGTTTAAACAATTTAATCGCAGATAATTTTTGCGTTAATGGTTTGCCATCAACAATACAGTCATAATGCCTTAATCGCCTAACACATCGTTTTTTACGCCAACCATTGTTTATGGCTATATTACAAACCATAGTATCAGATTGTTTTATTTTTCTGTGAGCGATTGCTATTAAATTATACACTTCTGAAGAGGAATATTCGGTAGCAATCTCTTCAACCAAATCAGATAGCCAAACTTCATTTTTTACTAGAGAATTTAACTTATTTACAGTTATTTTTCTCAGTCGTTGGAAATTTACTTTCTTTCTCATTCAGGAAACCTCCAACATTTACCGACACAGAATCCTTCGCTAATTAGTTTATCACAATGGGGAGCATTGTAATTATTGAAGACTGTAAACTTGGCGTGTTTCTTTGTAGTGTGTTTGTCCCAATCTAGCCATACAGAATCCGATTCAGCGAATACTCTCTCCAACTCCTCAACTACAAGGTTTAGAGTCTTTTCCTTATCATCAAGAGTTTCCAAATCCTGATAGCCTGAAATCAAATCCCGATACCAAGATACTAGGTATGCTCTCGCAATATGCGAAGGATTCTCAACCATGACCGCATTATACAGACATGGAAGCATAGGCAACTTACCAACACTAGAAGGCACAGAAACCTCGCCTTTCATGGCCTCAATAGGGGGTGCTTTTGGAAAAATTACCTTCGTATTTCCGCACTTCTTGAACGGTATCATTCGTTGTCGTTTCGCTAATGTTAGTATATCCGTAAGGTTGTTGCTTAAGTCTTCTTTAACCAACGGTATGCAAAAATAAGGATTTCCGTCTTCATCAGAAGAAGCCATATTAACAGTATTAGGAACTCTTCTTAATCTTGTATGTTGGCCAACTCTATCATCAAGAGAATTATCTTTACCGACCTTAGAAATCAAATAATCTTTTATCTCTTTGAATAGAGTCTGAATGTTTCTCATATCTTGAGTTTCTTCACCGAATAAAAATAAATGAAATCCTCTACCTGAAAAAAAGAAAGTATGTTCATAATCTCTTTTATGGACTAATTCCATTACCACTTTCAAATCCCTCCAAGCCATTTCTAAATTATCTTCATGAGCATCAAAGTCTAAGAATATTCTATCCCGTATAACGGAAGAATCTACTTTTGCTTTTTCACTAAACTCCCTAAAGTCATAGACTGTAGTATAGACATTCGTTTTATTATTCTGAGCATGAACAAACTTAGCATATTCATTCCTCGTCAGAACTATTTTTCTTGCCATCTGTGGAGCGTTTTTTATTTGACTTCCCGCCCATACTTCTCTCGGATATTTCATTATTACCACCAAAATTCACTGTTGCCGTATTTAGCATCTCTTTAATTATCCCTGCTATTTCACCTTGTAGAGTTATTTGAACTGCTTCTCTAATACAGTCTTCAAATGTATGACCTACAAAATGCTCGTTAATTCTTATTTCTCTTAAGGAATCAAATCTTTCTTGAAGAGTCATTTCAGAATATATCTCTTTTGACAAACTATCTATTGTTATCTTAAGATTTGATATTTCATTAAAACTCCAATTCCTATCTAATACCTTTTTCTTGATTAATTCTTTCATTCTAATTCCTCCCTTGCACAAGTCTTACAATGATATTTACCTTCAAATTGAGGATTACATCTTAATGGGGTTTTACATTTTACTCTCTTCATAATATCACACCCATGTTTCCATATTTGCCGCATCACAAAGACCAAAATAACTACAATGAGAACAGGTCTTGTAAAAGAATTTAGTAGGGAATTCCTTATTCTCATAAGCAAGAATAAGTTTAGCAATACTATCCTTAACAGAAGTCATAGAACGAGTCTTGGCTTTCTCAACAAAGACATAGTTAGAAACAGGATAATACCAACCCCAATGTGAAACAGTCATATCTCTATTCAGCCCACAGTTTTCAAGAACTTCATCAGGAGCATTCTCAATAAGTAGTTGATAGAAAGCCATTTCTTTTCTCATTGAGGAAGTCTTGTAGTCTTTCCATTGTCCTGTCTTAAACTCAAATGGAATTAGTTTGTTATTCTCAATAAAGATTCTATCAATGATTCCTTGAATATGAATCACATAATCTCTACTAAGAGGATATTTCTTAGAGAAGTCAGCAGGAATAGTAATTTCTGCATCAAACTTTCCTTCGTTTACAATAGGTAAGAATTCCTCTACCTTATCTTCGGCTCTTGCTTCAAGATACCGTTGTGCTTCAAATGCCGCCATAGTCAATGATTCATCATAGTATTCATCAACAGGCATTAGACTAGTGCAGTATTCTAAGACTTCACTACTGTTCATAGATTCTGCTTTCTTCAAGTCAAAATCATTGAAGAAATTTTCTCTATGATTGTGTAGAACAGTTCCCTTTCGCATGGCTTCTGTTTGGTCTTGAGGCAGTCGTTGGATATAACTGAAATCGTATTTCTTAGGACACCAATCGTATGAACCTAGAGAAGATTTAGTAATCTTCAAGATAGGTTTTGATGGGTCATCATAATTTTCAGGCAACCAATCGTATGTAAACTCCTTCATTGAGTCAATTCTTGCTTTGTATTTTTCATCTGTATTCATATTAAATTCCTCCATATTTTCTTCTTAATTTGTCATTTTCTTTCTTTGTTCTCTTGACTAGTTTACCGTTTCTATTGAGCCTTCTATGTCTTTCGCCACCTGCCAAAACCCAATTTTCGTATTTTTCTTTGTTTGCTTGTGCTTTGCATTCGTAATCTAAAAGGTCAAGCCAAAACAACAAAAACTCTTCAAATGTATATCCATCATTATTACCATCAAGATATTCTTGATGCCATTTTGCTCTTATTTCTTCTAATGTCAAAACCATTCCTCCAAACTCTTCTGTATTCTTCCTGTTCTAATAGATGATAAATCCCAACCCATAGCCTCATACACAGGCTTTGCTTTATCTACGACTTGTTGAGCATAGTGTTCCCAATCAGGAGTGTAATCTTTGAAATCAGCAAAGACTCTTCCTGAGATAAATTCAGCAGGTTTCTTTTCCTTAGTCAAGGGATTAACATAAGTCATACCTGAATTCTTTACCTTCAAGAACAAATAACTATCATCAAACTCAATATCTGTATTTTGCCATGCGTTGATAACCCCTGCAACTCCTGAACCTATGGTTGGCTTCTTATCTTCAAGAGTAGTAAAGACAGAAACTCTCTCACCACACTTATGAATTCCATTTTTTCCTTCGTTTTGACCGCATACTCTAACATTTAGAAGGTCTTTTAAGGCATATTTTCTACCGCAATCAGGACATTTAACCGAGAAACGAGCCTCTTTTAGGCGTGTTCTCTTGATTAACTTCGTGAAATCGTAGTTTCCATTCAAGACACTAACATAAGTCCTATGCAAATAGGCGTTTATTTTCTCCATCGGTTGTTGATTAGCCCACATTTGAAGCGTTTTTGTTTGAACTTCTTTGGCCATCTTTGTTTCTGATACTCTTTTTGCTATGAATCCTGTCATTGTGAACTTAGGTTCATCAAGCCAATTACCATCTTCCCAAGTAATCATACCTGCGTTTCGGTTCTTTACTGTCCCGACTCCTAGAGCATTGTAATACTTCTCAAACTCCAATACTACAGGGTGTTCATTGAGTCCTAGAACATTAGGGAAGTGTTCTCTAACGCTTGCTTCTATCTCTTTGATAGCCTCTTGAGCCTTCTCTACTGAATCTATTTGCACATAGATTGAATCTGTATGTCCGTAAACTACTTTCATTCGCTCAACTCCATATTTCTCATATCGTCCATTATTAATTCAAAAGTATAACGGCAATCAAAACAATAGTATTTCTCAAACAAAGGTGTTTTAACTGCATTACAATTACAACCTTCCATAGCACATATCATACTACCACCGTCACTATTGTTATTATGGTCACTATATTTACAATATTAACCATCATTAGTATTCTATTTGATTTTGCTATCATATTCAACAACTCCTCAAGTAATTCATTCGTTTTGTCCATCATCATGATTTACACCTTGTTCAATGTCTAAGATAATAGCATTACGCTTTAGATTATTCATCATCTGAAATATCTCTTTTACTTCTTGTAATGTTATATCCCATGTTTCTTCGGTATCATATGATACCTTTACTGTTACTATTTTAGTTCTCATAATCCAAACAACTCCTTATGACCACATACAGGACAAAGAAAAACTGCTTTCTCCTTTTGATGTGTATATCCCGTTTTACGGGGTTGGTAGAATTTTAAAGTCATTTCTCCATGACCACAATTTAAGCACTTCATATTTTCATCTCCTTTGCTTTGATAAGTGTTTTTCTGTTTTTACTATGAGTTAAAAAAGTATTTTCTATTTTTTTAAAATGTCTGTATGCTTGCGCCTTACTTCGCCTAACCTTTTTACAATATTGGTCTATTAGTTCTTTTTTGGAAACCCACCTTGAATTAGTAGTTTTTACTAAATCAGAATAAATGTTCCTAAAAGCATTGTGAACATCAACATCAACATGAAAACCTTTTCTTTGTTTCGCAATTAATTCAAGTGCTTCTCTAGGAGAAATTTCTAGTTCTTCAATTAAAGCAGCAATTTGTGACATTACATTTTTACCATTATGGTATTCTAGTATAGAATATACTTGTTCTATTGGTATAGAAAACCATTCACCTTTGATACATGAAGAACTAAATTTAGAATGATATTTTTTTTCTAATTTTAGGGGATTGTCAGTTTTAATAAACCCTAATAATTCTATGCCAAAAGGACTAGCAACTTCCATATCTACTACCCTATGAAAAGGATTGTTGTAGGTAGACATTCCTATTTTAATAGGGTCTAATCCCTTATGTTTAACAAAATAAACACACCCCATTTATTCCATCTCCTTCGCTTTAAATGCGGCTAATCTAATTGCTTCTCTAGCACTAGCAGTAATACTAGCGGCTAGTTTTGGATTAGCCCAACTAAACCCTGTAAATCCAATGATGCCGTAGAAAGATGCAGATAGCCTCTTAACTGCCATTTGATTATTATACCATTTCATATACTCACCGTTTGGTTTTCCTCTAGCCTCTTTCATTTTGGCTTTGTATTCATTTCTTAGTTCTTTAAGTTCTAATACTGCTCTAGG